AATTGTATTGAATAATGTCGTTTGTACTTGCTTCTATATCTCCCCAAGCAGTTGTTGAATCACCTAAATTATCAACAAGCAAATATCTTGTACCATTTGGCACACTAGATCCCGGATCAAAAGTTAAAGGATTTACTATTTTAGTAACATTTGGTAATGCTGGCGTGTTTGCAGGTATAGTATCACCGTCAATGTTGAACATTAGAATAGAATCATCTAGTGTTGATGTTGCTATTGTTCCTACAATTTCTTTGCCTTCTGGTGTTTGTAATTTTATTTGACTTACGCCATTTGTTATTTGTCCATATTGATTTAATATTGTGTTCCAATTTAGCGGTGGACCATATGTAGTGAATGCATCTAATTTATTGCCATGATCAACATTTGTATGATAACCATCACCACCTGTTTTTGCATTATCTCCTGTTGTTCCTAATAGTCTTAATTGGTTTCCTGTAAGCAACACATGGTATTGTTTTGGAGTAACATAACTTCTCGATATTAATGATCCATCAATTAATCCTTTGTTCATGGCACCTGTGCCTGAATCATCGTAAATGCTCATAATAATTTTTTGTATAACACCCAGTTTAGAAACTTTGACAGGTGGAGATAACCATATTGGCATTGAAAATTGCATAGTTGCAACATCTATCTCTGTATCAGCACCAATTGGTATTGTTCTGTTACTAAAATTTATGCTTGTTAATTCGATATAACTTAGACTTGTCCAGTCGATATAATTGTCAGACTTTTGTATTTCAAAATCTGGATTGAATAGATATAAAATCTGCTCTAATATTTGCAATTTCATATCTGTATTTGTTGAAAATATATCTGCTGTAACATTTAATCTAAATGGAGAAGGCATTATTTTTTGTACTGTGTATCCTGCTCCTAATTTATTTGTATATTGTTTGGTAGTTTCGTCGTAATGTCTTTCTTTTAAATGTTGTTTCTCGATATGATAGGGATTCTGCATTCTTTCTCTATCGTATTCTAAACCGGATATGTATGCGGCTATTCTTGGCGCAGATTGTAAAAAGTTTTCTGATCCATTCTTGATAATATTTGCAACCTGTCTAGTCATATCTCCGTATACTACCGGAACTTGACGTAGATTAACTTCGCCGTTTTTCCCTTTTCCTTGCTCTATAGAAAAATTACTCAATACTCTAATAAATTGAGTTACAAATTTTCTAACTTGTCCTTCGTAAAAGTGTAACATTCTTAATTGTCAGCCTTTGGCTTTAATGCATCTGATAATGATTGTCGTTGTTCAACTGTTAAACCGTTAATTGTTTTTGTTCCAGATGTATTAGTAAATTGTGTTTTGAAATTTTTTCTTGTGTCGTTGTTTGTTGTTGTTAATCTAATTGAATCTTCTACCTTTATCCATCTTGTACCATCATAACGGAATAATCTATTAGGCAAAAAGTCTGTTCTTAAGAAGTAATCACCTTTGTTCTTGTCTGTTGCCGGGAAAGAAGTACCAAACCCTGATGGATAACCATTTGGTGCAACACCGTCGCCGTCATAATAAAATCCATAAGAAGAACTTGCTGGTGTATCTATGGTTGAATTAACAGGTTTATCGTTTGATACTCTGTCTGAATTGTTATTAACATTATCAGTTCTCACATTACCTTTTTCATCAATAGGAGTAACATAATATTGCTTATAATTAAATCCTGATTTGGGTGCATCTGCTTCTGCTTGATTTATTATTGCATCGTTTATTTCTTTTTCTTTGTTAAATGAACTCATGTAACTTGCAAGAGATCCTGTGTCTTTTGCATCACCTAATATATCTTTAAATTCTTGTGAATCTACTAGGGTTTTCATTTTTAATCTTAATAGGTGTGGCCACCAAGTTTGTGAAAATCCTTCTGCCGCTCTGTTTACATCTTCTACAACATAAAATCTTTTTAATGCAATTGGTATATTTTTATCTAAAGAAAAATCATCTTTCATGTGAGGGAATTCTATAACATCACCACTCATTGGTTTTCTACCTAATCTTTCAACTGTATCATTTAAATGAACTGTTAAAAATAACGTATCGTTCTGTAAGAACATTCCAAACTGAGACAAATTAAAATCAGCATCTTGTACATTATAAATTCCTCTAATTGTGTAAACATCAGGAGAATATTTTCTATCTCTGTTTTCTAAAAATAATAAATCTTGTATTGTTAATTCGTTAATTTCGCTACCAGCATAATTAGGTTGAGTAGGGGAAGCATTTCCGTCTTTTTGCAGTTCTCCCTGGTCATACGGTCCTAAATACTTGTGAATATTTAGGTCAGTTCCGCCGACCTGAAACATCTCATTTATGTTACGATCGTGAAATTTGTAATCGTTTCCTTTTTCTGGTTTGAATAAAGATAATCTTGGCATATCACACATATTTATTGAAAGCGAACCATGTGGTAAATATGTATATGTCAGAATTACAAACAGGTCAACAAGAGATATTTGATTACGTTAAAAACAGCCTTGGTGAAGGTATGATTGACGTTGAATTGGATCCTAAACATTATCAAACTGCTTTAGAAAGAGCAATAAACAGATACAGACAAAGATCATCAAATGCTGTTGAAGAATCGTATGCTTTTTTAACACTAAAGAAAAACGAAAACACTTACATTTTACCAGATGAAGTAATTAACGTAAGAAAGTTATTTAGAAGAACAGTAGGTTCAAGAACTGAAGGCGGAGAAGGTGGAACATTGTTTGAACCATTTAACCTTGCATACACAAATACGTATTTGTTAAGAGCAGGAGCAACAGGCGGACTTGCTACATATTTTGCTTTTGCATCATACCAGGAATTAGTGGGAAAATTGTTTGGAAGTTTCATACAATTCCATTGGGACGTAGCAACTAAAAAACTTACAATAACACAAAGACCAAGAGCAGACAACGAAACTATACTAATGCACACTGACAACTATAGACCAGACATAACATTGTTCAAAGATATCTATTCTAAACCATGGATCAGAGACTATACTTTGGCAGTTGCAAAAACTATGTTAGGTGAAGCAAGAGGAAAATTTAGTACTATTGCTGGACCACAAGGTGGCACAACACTTAACGGAGAAGCCTTAAAAGCAGAAGGCCTAGCAATGATGGAAAAACTTGATGCAGAGATTAACGAATTTGCAGATGGCGGGACACCACATAGTTTTGTTATAGGTTAATTCCATATTAATCTTTTTTAAATACTAACACTATGCCTAAAGTAAGTGTAAATGTAGATTCAGGAGACGAACGTTGTAGACGTTACAGCGATCTAAGACCTGATGAATTAGAACACATGGTAAAGCATTTGGAAAATGATGCCAAAAGAGCCAAAAGTGATCCACACCTAAGAAGACAAGTTTTAGGTGCTGTCCAAGAAGCAAAAGAAGAGATTGCAAAAAGAATAAAAAGATAGTATACTCTACAAATGCTTATAGGTATTTGTGGTTTAATAGGTTCGGGTAAAGGCACAGTTGCGGACATACTCGTAGAAAAACACGGATATCAAAAAGACAGTTTTGCCAAAAGTTTAAAAGATGCAGTAAGTTCCATGTTCAATTGGGATAGGAAAATGCTTGAAGGCGATACTAAAGAAAGCAGAGAGTGGCGGGAAAAACCAGATGTTTTTTGGAGCAAACGTTTTGGCAAAGAAGTAACTCCTCGATGGGTGTTACAATACTTTGGCACAGAAGTTATGCGTCAAGGAATGCATGATGCTATATGGGTTGATAGTTGTTTAGGTCGATATAAAGGTCAAAATACTGTCATTGCAGACACAAGATTTCCTAACGAAGTAAAACGTATAAAAGAAAACGGTGGAGTAATCTTACTAGTAAAAAGATTTAAAGATCCGGATTGGTTTACAAGTTATGTTGAAGGAAACGTAGAACCTAAAGGTATACATTCATCAGAATATATGTGGGCAAAATCAGAGTTTGATTATACTATCGAAAATAACGGAAGTTTAGAAAATCTAAATGTTAGAGTAGATGATATTATCCGTCAACTTCAAGATCTCCCACCGACCAACGAAGCCGCTTAACACTGGCTAATCGCTGGCAATTAGCACAAACAGTTTTTAAATTAGTATCTACAGCATTGTTTTTATTGCCGTCTATAAACAACACATCTAACTGAATTTGCTCACGTGCTTTAAATCCACACAATTCGCACTTGGATTTTTTGCTATATCCAGAACGTTGCAACGGTGTAATACCGCCTATTTTGAGATTTTTCTTTTTCCGTAAACAAGCATCACAATGCCTACGCCAATATATCTTGGTACCTTTACGATACCCCATGGCTCTTGGATTTGTTTTACATTGTACGCACAGTGGCCTTAATTCAGCATTCATGTTAGTATTTAAGTCACCTATATAGGTACCAAAAAAGCATTTATTTTGCCGTAAAATACTTAATGACCGCTAAATAGTATTAACATATTAAAAGAGAACAAATAATTTGTTTAATTGCAAGGAGACAAAATATTATGGCAACACTAACTAGTCCAGGAGTAGCAGTAAGCGTCATAGACGAGAGTTTTTACGTACCAGCAGATGCAGGTACTACACCTTTATTCATAGTTGCTTCAGCACAGGATAAAACATCAGGTTCAGGAAGTGCGACAGCATCAGGAACACAAACTACAAACGCAAACAATGTATATCTAATTACATCACAAAGAGAATTAACAGAGACTTTTGGAGATCCAAAATTCTACACAGATGCATCAGGAAATTCACTAAATGGTTACGAACTAAATGAGTACGGTTTACAAGCGGCATACTCATTCTTAGGAATTGCCAACAGAGCATATGTGTTAAGAGCAAACATTGATCTAAACGATTTAATGGGAAGTTCTTCTGCACCAACTTCAAACCCAACAGATGGAACTTATTGGTTCGACCTTGCATCATCATCTTTTGGTATATTTGAATGGTCAGCAACTAACCAAAAATTTATAACAGTAACTCCAACGTTGATTACAAAACTTACTGACCTAGTAGGTGATGTGGCAACTGGAGCACCAAAACCTCATATTGGAACAATTGGTGATTACGCAATCAACACAACACACAATTCAAACAAGATCTACTACAAAAACGATAGTGGAACTTGGAGACACGTTGGATCTACTGGTTGGCATACATCACACGCAACAATTACTTCAACTGTAAGCAATGGTACAATTACATCAGGACATTCAATTACAATTAACGGTTCAAACGTATCATCTAGTTCAACTACATTTGCTAACATGGCGGCACAAATTAATGCGGCGTCAATACCAGGTGTTACAGCGGCAGTTGATGCAACAACAGGTTACTTGGAAATATTCTCAGATGGAACTTCAAAATCAAATGGTTCTGTTTTAGATGGCAAAATTACTATTGCTAACAACTCAGGAACACTTTTAACTGATATCGGTTTAACAGCAGGAACATCTGCAAGTCCAGAGTTTTTACAAGCACCACACACATCAAGACCAGAGTGGAAATCAGCAGACACAACTCCAAGACCTAATGGATCTGTTTGGTTTAAATCAACTTCACCTAACTCAGGTGCAGATATGAAAGTTAAACTTTACAGTTCATCATCAGCGGCATATTCAAGTGTTGCGGCACCGTTGTATGCAACTAACCATTCAGCACTTGCTAATTTAGATCCATCAACAGGTGGAACTGCAATTAAGGCTGGAACGTTATACGCACAATACAATGTTACTGAAGAATCAGGATTCGACAGTTTACCTAACGTTGCTGATTTTACATTCATGAGATACGAAGGTGGAAAAACAGAAGTACAATCAAAACTTACACACAGAACTGGATTACAAGGAACATTCACAATCCAAGAATCTACAAAAGGTTCAGAAACTTTATCAAGTGCGGTAACTGTTACAGTTACTAACTTGGACGGTTCTACAATCGCAGACCAAAACGACTTTGTTGCGGCAGTTAACTCAGCAGGTTTAACAAACGTAAGTGCAGAAGTTGTAGCATCAGGACAATATGCAGGTGCTATTAAATTTACTCACTCACTAGGTGGTGATTTTAGAATGGTTGATACACAAGGAACTCCACTTGCAACAGCAGGTTTCAGTTCAGCAACAGCACACAGTTACGGAACGTATACAGCAAACTCAACTTCATTGATTGATAACTTATACGATGCACCAACTGGTGAAGCATTAGACTCATCGGCTAACAATGCAGTTGTTGGATCTAACTTTAGAAGATTATCATACACAGCGTCATCTAGCCAACCTTCAAATGAAGCAGTAGCAGGTACTTTATGGTACAACACAAACTTAGATGCAGACATCATGGTACACAACGGAACAACTTGGAAAGGTTACGCAGAAGTTTATTCTACAACTGATCCAAATGGTCCACAATTTTCAGCAGTTGAACCAACTAAACAATCAGATGGTACAGCACTTGTAAATGATGACTTATGGATTGATACTTCAGACTTAGAAAACTATCCAAGACTTTACAGATGGAACACATCTGCAACAATTACTAATTCAACTTCGGGTGTAGCAGTAACTACTACTGGACCTGCTTTTGAATTGGTTGATAATACAGACCAAACAACTGAAAACGGTATTGTTTTTGCAGACGCTAGATATCATACTGCGGCTAACAGAACAGATAGCACATCAGCAGGCGGTGTTGGTACAGCAAGTTCAATTAAAGATCTTTTAAGTGATTCTTTCTTAGATCCAGATGCACCAAATCCTAAATTATATCCTAAATCAATGTTGTTATGGAACACAAGACGTTCAGGTTACAATGTTAAAGAATACAAAAACAGTTACATTACAACTGCGGCGTATCCAGGTTCAGGATCAACTGGATTAGGTAACATCAGATACAGTAACGAATCAGTTTCTACATACCACCCGGACAGATGGGTTTCTAAAAACTCAATCAACGCAGACGGTTCAGGTTGTTTTGGAAGAAAAGCACAAAGAAAAGTTATTACAGCACAAGTTAAATCAACAATTGATACTAACCAAGCAATTAGAGAAGACCAAAGAGGATTCAACGTTATGGCTTGCCCTGGATATCCAGAAGCAATTTCAAACTTATTGAATCTAAACGCAGACAGAGGTTACACTGGCTTTATAGTTGGAGATACTCCAATGAGATTAGAAGGTACTGCAACAGCAGTTTCTAACTGGTCAGCAAACTCGGCTGGAGCGGCAGACAACGGTGAAGACGGTCTAGTAAGTGCAAGTGAGTACTTGGGTGTGTTTTATCCATCAGGAAAAACTACTTCAAATACAGGTAAGTCAATTATTGTTCCACCATCACACATGATGATGAGAGTATTAGCGAACAACGACAATTTAGCATATCCTTGGTTTGCACCAGCAGGTACAAGAAGAGGTATTGTTGACAACGCAACAGCAGTTGGATACATTGATGCTAAAGAAGGCGAGTTCCAAACAATGGCAATATCAGAAGGTATGAGAGATTCGATGCACACATCAAAAATTAATCCACTTACTTTCTTCTCAGGCGCAGGAATTATGAACTACGGTAACTTAACTAAAGTTGCGGCAAGTTCAACTTCAGCACTTGATAGAATAAATGTTGCTAGATTAACAGTTTACTTAAGAACTCAATTAGAGAGAATTGGTAAACCGTTTATTTTTGAACCAAATGATACAATTACTAGAAACGAAATCAAACAAGCAATTGAATCATTCTTACTAGAACTAGCAGGCCAAAGAGCAGTTTATGACTTCTTAGTAGTTTGTGATAGTACTAACAACACAGCAACTAGAATAGACAGAAACGAATTGTATGTTGATATAGCAATTGAACCAGTTAAATCAGTTGAATTTATTTACATACCATTGAGAATTAAAAACACAGGAGAAATCGGAAAATTAGGGTCTTAATTTTTTGGATAAATAGGAGAGAGAAACTATGTCAATATCAACATTATCAAAATTTACAGTACCTTTAGCAAACGATCAAAGTGCTCAGTCACAAGGTCTGTTAATGCCGAAATTACAGTATCGTTTTAGAGTTATTTTGGAAAACTTTGGAGTATCAACACCTAGATCCGAACTAACAAAACAAGTTGTTGATGTTACAAGACCAGATTTATCTTTTGACCAAATTACTTTAGACGTGTACAACTCAAGAGTTTACATGGCAGGTAAACACACTTGGAACCCAATTACATTGAATTTAAGAGACGATGTAAACAATGCGGTATCTAAACTAGTTGGTGAACAGATCCAGAAACAATTTGATTTCTTTGAACAATCATCAGCGGCATCAGGTATTGATTACAAATTTACTGCAAGAACAGAAGTTCTTGATGGTGGACAAGGTGCATCAGAACCAACTGTTTTAGAAACATTTGAGTTATATGGTGCTTACATTGAATCAGTTAACTACAACACATTAGCATATAACACTTCAGATCCAGCAACTATTACGTTGAACATCAGATATGACAACGCAATACAAACACCACAAGGTACTGGAATTGGAAGTGCTGTAACAAGAACACTTGGTACACTTGCTACTGGTGGTGGACAATAAAGTTAGGAGTATAGAAAATGGCAGGTCAAACTAGAATATTTGGACTAGGAGTAACAGCAGGAACTCTTTACAGTCATGGTGCAAACGGTTTTAAACTAACTGTACAAAATGCCTCTAACTCAAACATAGATTTAAGAGCAGAAGACGACGCAGTCAACGAAGCAGTAGAAGAAAT